CTGAAAAGTGAAAGAATAAGTAGGGGAATAGATATAACTGATACAGTAGCTGTTGTTAGTACAGCCGTGTATTTACTATCTAAATGTAAACTTTTCATCTTATTTTTAGACCACAATTGTGGAGCTAGAATAAAACGAAGAAGTTTTCAATACGATATCATCAGTTCGCGTAACGAACGATAGGAAGACCATGAACCTTTTGTTAATTTAGAGTAATAAAACTCCGTAACATCAGTAAATGTAAATCCTCCAATTAGATTAATGACTTCTCTAAACAGAAATTCCATAGATTTAACATCTAGGTTATCTGAAGAAAGACGTCAAAAACCTCCTTGGGGACCTAGAATACTAAATAATCATTTATATGACGAAAGCCCTTCCTTTTTGAAGAGCTTTCGGAATATTTTGATTAATACTGACAATTCTAACTTTAAAATACTATGGAATTCCTTTTTGTTGTAGTCTGCAATCAGACTAGTAATAAAGAGTGGACTTCTTGAAGATCTCAAAACTGATTTAGAACCTAATGGTGTTAAATTAACACCAGTGGTAAAAATTCATTTTTTTGCAAATTCAATTAATCTACCCTCATATCCTTTAATAGGATTGATTACTACACCTAAGTAATTGTCCATTAATACTTTATAACTTAATGCCAGTTTGTTATCGGATATGACAACGTCATCCCCTAAAATACCATAAAGTCCAGTGTTTTTCTCTAAAGTGTTACCATACGTTCGAAGGTAGGCACAATGCATAATTAAGTGATTGGTTAGAGCCAACATTGCAAATGAAGAATAAGCTCCCATAGGTTGACCCACTTCATAGAACATTGGATCAGACTCATAGTAATATGGTCTTTTAAGAATACGTTTCCAAACTTTACCCGATAAACCTAGAGCATCCAAGATATCAGCCTGTAATAAAACAGGAAGACGATCTGTAGCTGCCGAAAGGTCTAAGGAATAAAAGTCAGAACCTCTTTTCAAATCCAAAATTTTTTGAACTGGACCTAACTGATTATTTGTACCATCCTCAGGTAAAG